TTTTCTGCTATGGTGTTGGCGTTCACTGTGATGCCGTTAGAAGACACCATTGCTGTGCTTTGAAGCTCACCAGTGGAGGGCTTGTAAAGGAGTTTTGCATTGCCTGTGTATATATTTGTTGGAACACCTGAAGTTGCACCAGCAAACAAGGGGTATAGATTTGTTGCTGTTGTTGTGTCGTTGCTGATTGAAGCACCTGAAACAACTGTAGCCCAACTTGCTGCTGTGCCGTTAGTAGTTAGATACTTTCCGCTATTACTTGCCTGTGAAGGCAGGGCATCTACTGTTCCCCAAGATGTTGCTGTTCCGTCAGTAGTTAAATATTTACCACTATTGCCTGTTTGAGAAGGGGTGTAGCTTGCAGCTGTTGTTGCGCTGTTAGCAGCATTGGTAGCCGATGTTGAAGCAGCACTTGCAGACGAGGCAGCATTAGTAGCACTTGTCGAGGCATTAGATGCTTGTGTTGTAGCGGTAGAAGCTGACCCAGAAGCACTAGTTGCGCTGTTAGAGGCATTGGTAGCTGATGTAGAAGCTCCTGATGCGCTTGTAGCAGCATTGGTTGCTTGTGTTGTAGCTGTCCCTGCTTGAGTTGTAGCTGTTGAAGCTGAAGCAGCGGCATTGGTTGCAGATGTCGAAGCGTTAGATGCTTGTGTTGTAGCTGTAGAAGCTGATGCAGCAGCAGCTGTAGCACTAGTAGATGCTGCCGATGCACTTGTGGAGGCATTAGAGGCACTTGTAGAGGCCGCTGAAGCACTGGCTGAGGCAGCACTAGCCGAACTAGCTGCTGATGAAGCAGAAGATGCTGCACCTGTTGCAGAGGTGCTCGCAGCAGCTGCGCTAGTAGCAGCATTTGTTGCACTAGTAGCTGCATTAGTGGCAGATGTCTCTGCAAGCCCTGCTTGAACAGTAGCCGCTGCTGTGTAACCAGCAATGGTACTCACCTCAATATCTGATGTGGCATCTCCTCCACCACCAACGCCCCGGTATATAGTCAAAGTTCTTCCCCTTTAGTTTTCTTGGCTTGTTTTACAGGTTTAGGAGCAGGTTCTTCTTCTTCAACAAGAGTATATTCAGCGTGTTTTAACATCTCTTTGATGTCATGTTCAGTTGAATATTCGTAAACTTGTCCGGTATGTATACATTTAAATTTCATAGGTTCTCCTTTATGGAACGCTCTTATTAAAAGCCCTCTAAAAAGGAGAGAGTCCTTTTGAGACTCTCCCCTCTTGTCGCTTAGGCTGGTACAGCCAAGGCAACAGCTGCGCCATCACGCAACTCTGCAACACCGTACAAGGTATCAGCAGTGAACAAAGTACCCAAGTATTCTTGTTTGTACTGAGTCTGAGTGCGAACACCCATTTGTTCAGCCAACACAGAGAAGTCCTTGTGACCCATCAAAGCGATACGGCAAGCAGTGGAACCGGAAGTTGTCTCTGCATTGTTAGTAACAAATACAGGAACACCATACACGTTACCAACTTCACCATTACGGATGACGTTGCTCGAACCAGCTTCACCAACAAAGGCTTGCTCAGTGAAACGAGCAATACCCATCAAGGTGTTACGGCTTGAAGGAGGAACAATGAGGAAGCGATTGTCCATAGGAACATCAGCGTCATCAAGACGTTGAATACTACGGCGAATAGCAGCATCAGTGATAGCAGCCAAACCAGTGTTAGAACCAGCAACATAAGCAGTTGTACCGTCAGCACCGGAGAAAGCACCGGAGTACGCAGTAGTACCGCCGCCACCTTGGACGAAACGGCCCAAAGCAAGGAGGTCGCTATCTACTTGACGAGCCAAGGCGTAGCCAGCATCTTCAGTGTAGAACGCACGGAGAGAAGACAGAGCTTGTGTTTCCACAATGTCTTCAATCAAGCGGCTATACTCATAATGCTTGTTAATAGTTACCACCACTTCGCTTTCAGTTGCAGCAATCAGTGTTACCTGAGTAGATGCAGCCTTAGCAGAGGCAGAACCACGAGTGGGGGCAGGAATGTGAACGGTGTCACCTTTCTTGCCTTTGAAGCTCATCTTCTTGATGAGGTTAGCGAGAACCAGATTCTTCTGGTAAGCAGCAACGATTTCATCCGACCAAATTGCGGGGATGAAGGTTGCAGCAGTCGTCTTAGTGACGTGAGCAGTACCGAGAGCCATATTAAAATATCCTTAAAAATTAATGTTATCTCCTATGGCAGGGAGCCGTAGAAGACTATTTAACCCTTCCTTCAGCATAAGCAGCCATAATGTCGTCAGACAAGGCTTCATACCTCCGGGGGTCAGTCATGCGTAGCCGAATGAGGTCAGCACGTCTATACACTTTCTGTGAAGTTTCTCCAGAACCGCCTGTGTCTACACCAACTGCTTTCAAGTTTTGCTTTAGGACTTGTTGTCCGTCATCACGAGTTTGTTGGCTTTTAACAGAGCGAATCTGTTTGAATGTTGAAAGAAGCTCGTCAGCAGCTTGCAGGTCATATTGAGCATCAGCTTGTGCATATAAATTTAAGCGCACAGGCGAAGCCTTAACCCACTCAATAAACTCTCCGTCTTTAATTACTTCTGCCATGTCAGGGTGCTTTTTGTTAAGCATTTCCTGAGTACGCATCTGTTTCATTTCGAGTGCTGCTTGTTTAGCGGCAAGCACATCGGGGTGTTTATCTACTGCATTGCGAACCGCCTTCTGGGGGTCTTCAAAGAAGTCGTATTCGGTTTCTTGTACAGAGTCTTGTTGCTTCGGAGCGAGTTGTTGTTTAATGAGTTCATCTGCGAGTTTACGAACCTCACCTACTTCTTGTGCTTGTCGTCCAATTAGCTTTTCAGCTTCTTGGTGCATCGTCACAATATCCTCTAGACTCTTGCCCGAATATTTATCGGGAATCTTCGGCTTTTCAGCTACTACTTCCTCTACATTCTGAGAGTCAGTTTTCGTAATATCATCAAACTGCTCATTAGACAGTTCTTCTTGTTCAATCAGTGCCATGTATACCTTTCATCCTGCCCGTATGGGTTTTAGGACATTTAAATATGAATCCAGCTTGTGCCTATTCAGCGGCTGTCTTCTGTTCTTGTTTAAGTTTCTCTGCTCGCTTTCTTACCCAAGCATCTGCTGCTCCGGGGAAAGCACCTGTAATGCCTTCAAGAGCAATACGTGGCTTAGAAACAATCCGTAAAGCATCCTTGCCGCAGGTAGAACACCTGTCAGTTCGGATGGCTTCATCTACATACCGTTCAGTGATGTGTGAGTTGTCGCAAAGAAATTCAAATATTCGTTTCATTTACAATGTCCTCATACACTTCTTCACACATCGCTTTGCGGTTTAAAACTAAATCAATTATGTCCAACTGGCCTTGGCGAAACTTTAGTTGTTGTTCGTCCTTCACCGTATAAACATCATTGAGAGAGGTTTTAATCTTTTCAAAGTCCTCAATGAGTGCTTTCCACCCTTCGGTAGCCATCATTGAGAATGTTTCTTCGTAATATGTTTGTAACTCTTTATCCATATAGGAGAGTCCTTTCTGTTATTTTTTAATCATTTGTAGCTGTGCAATTCGTTCGTTAGATTGAATGTCGGCTGCTTTCAAATTCACTTGTTTTTCTTTCAGCATCATGTCAGCTAGTTTTAGACGCTTCTCAAAATCTCCTCCGTTATCGAGGTTTGTAGAAGCTGCTGTAACCAGTTTTACTCGTTGCTCAGTAGGAAGGAGTTGTGTCTCCATCTGTGTCTTCTGAGCATCGGCTGATTTAGACGCTGCGCTTGCCTGTAGGTCAGCTGTTTGAGCTGCTGCAAGGGCTGCTGCTGCCTCTTGCTGTTGCTGTGCTGCTTGGGCTGCATTGGGGTCAGGTTGACTCATCTGCTCAAGCGTGGACATAAGCTCTGCTCGGTTGGACAAACTGCTGTTAGCAAGGATGCCTTTAAGCAAGACAGGGAGAACAGGGGTGTTAGGGCCAAGCGTTTGCAAGAGACCAATCATCTGCTGTTGTTCAAACTCACGAGCCAAGATGCCAAGGGTGGCAGTTGGAATGAATGTGACATCAACTGACGGATAACGCTCTGGGTCAAACTGCATATAGCGGTAGGCAGCTTTATAGATGAAAGGCATCATAAAGTCTTCTTGGAAGTTCACCAAGGTACGCTTGTACTTCTTGATGATTCCCGCCATCGCCATCGACATTCCCTGAGAGCCGCCTTCACGAGGCACATTGGAGGGAAGACCTGCACTATCCACTGTTCCTGTTGCCTGAAGCAACATTCGCTCAAAGTTCTGAGCTGCTGCTGGAGCATCTTGTGTGCTTTGACCGAAGTGGAATGGGAAAAGGATGTCAGCAGGAGGGCCGTTTGTCAGGAAGCTCTTACCGGGCTTAATTTCAAACTTAGCACCTCGTGGAAGCCGTGTAGCGTCCATGCCCATCATAGGGGCTGTTGTAAGGGCTACAGAGTCCATATGAGCACGAAGCTGCCCATCAATAGCTTTCTGCATATTGTAGGCTTTTTCAACCGTTCCACGCCCATAGAAGCGTCCCGGCACTGTATCGTCCTGATAAGCTACTAGCGGCCTATCCTTCATCATGTAGGGGTTTTCTTCAGCCTTCAGGAGCATCGAGTCATTAGCAATGACAATAATGGCTTCTACCAGCTCTGAGTAGTCATCGGCTACAGAGTCTTCGGGGAACAAGTCCACGACCTCTGCATCGCCTTCTTCTAGCTTCATCAAATATTCTTTAGGGACAAGTCCGTAATAGGTAAGAACCTTTACCTTGTCGTCCTGAAACTGCACTACTTGCTGTGTTGGCTCTAGCTCTGTGTCGTCATAGGTGGTTCCGATGTCCACCTTACGGTAGATACCTTTCTCCATGCCTTCGACAACCTTGTGAATGGAGACATATTTCTCAATTGCACAGCCTAATGCGTCTTCAATGGAATCAGCATTAGGGTCAATAAGGAAGTTCTTTGGATTTACTGGCTTCAAAGCCACGCTCATCCGTGTTCCTTCAATGACACCAATAGCAGCAGTTCCTTGAGCACCGGGAATAGGCTGAGTAGCTGGTTTTAGTTGTTTTGTCTCTTTAATGACAATTTCACCAATACCTGTACCATAAATCTCTGCCATCAACTCAATGTGGTCAATGCTTTTCTTAATCTTGTCCCGCTTGAAGTCTTCCATCAGGAGAGCCTTCAGAGCCTCTACATCCATTGGGTTACCGTCAACATCCTTCAGGTCGTCCTGAATGTCAAAAAACTCTCCTTGACCGAAGATGGCTTCTACAATTTCAGCATGACGAGTTTCAACGGCTTGTTGCGTTGCAGGGGAGATGATACGACTGCGCTCACTGTCTCGTGTCTTGTCTTGGGCATCCCACTGACCACGGAAGATACGCTCGTATTCCTCCCAATCGCTCATGAAATTGGTATCACGGTAGTCACGCCAACGGTCAGTATGCGAGACCACCCATTCGGTTAGTTCCTTGTCGTTCTCACTAGGTTCTTCCCATTCAGGCATTGTAGGTTTAGTCGCCATGTGTCAGTCTTTCGTTGTGTCTAGCATAATGTCTATGCGTTGTTTGCTCTGGGTGATAGGCCCACCAATGAGCCATGCACTACAAGTTCGTGTAGCTGCACATTTAAAATCAAATAGCTCACAGAAACCAAGGTCTGCTGTGTCCATTACATCCTTGGCAAAGCTGTCTTTTTCCATATCAATGCCAGAGCGAATACACTCAAGCATATCTGGAGTTTGGATGAAAGCAGCACAATTGCCACATCTCATACCTTTAGCCTGTTTTAGGTCAGTCTGCCATTCATTTGCTTTGTCATTCCAGAAAGTATCATTAGGAGCTTCTGGGTTAGCAGGGCCGTAGCCTACATTCTTAAAAGCCCAATCCCTGTTCTTCAGGTTGGCTTTAACGTCATGTGTTTCAATAGGGCAAGTCATCATATTATTCACCATTTAACCTTGTTTCATACTAACTCCGTAACTGAAAAGGTGGAAGATGTTACTGCTGCATCTTTGATAACAGCAATCTTTTGACCGGGACTAACACGAATAATCTCTGAAAAATTATTAGGCATCATTGGTGATGTTGTGATGCTCGCAGTTGGGTTTGTGCCAACTTGAAAGTGGCAGTGGCCCAAAGAACAAGACAAGCGAACCATTGTGGTGTTTTCCCCAAATGCAGCAGATTGAACACTGGAATTGGTGACAGTAAATACTTGTGCTGTCCCCAAACTAGGGATGCCAAGTGATACTTGGTTAGGGTCAAGTTGAAATGTAGACATTATTTTCTCCTTATTTAATATCCAGCTGTAACATCGTAAGTTTCATATTCTTCTTCCTCATAGTCTGAGTTGTAAGTGCTAATGGCGAGTTGGTCAACATATGACAAGGCATCAACCAAGTCATCGTGTACGCCTGAAGTGGGGAACATAACCAACTGGTCTTTGAATTCTTCCCAATCTTCGTCTTCATTAAACGTCACCTTGCCATGTTCCATCCGTCCCTGTAAGGCCCAGACCACCCTGTCTGTTTTCTTCTTGTTTCCGTGGGTTAGTTCATGGATGTGGGCGTAGGTGTTGTATTTACGCATGAAGTCTGTTAGGTACGGGAGAACAGCGTTTCTAGCCATTCCACGCTCACAGCCAACAGCTATGGGTTGATACTCCTTAATGTTCTTTAGGAGCCTTGTAGCCGTGTCCTTAATGTCCCAACGACCACTCTCAATCTTGCGTACCCACCATTCACCATCGTCCGTCACCTTGACGATTGCGATGGCAGTGCTGTCTAAATGCTTCTTAACGGAAGCACCAACAGCCTCGAAACCAGCCAAGTCAAAGGCCATGACATAAGCACCATCTTTAGGCTCAGGGGCTGTCTTAAACCAGCTCTCCTTGAATATGTCACTGCCAGCTGTATCGAAGGAACTCAGATACTCCTGCTTGAAAGCGAAAGAACTCAATGTTCGTTTGGCTGCTTCAATTTCCTTTGGGTCAATGGTTTCATTGTCCTGTGTGGTGAAGTGCCAGCTTTTCCATTCTTC